GAGGAAATTCACCTCTAAGACCATTTAAAACAATTCAAAGAGCTTTTCTTGAAGTAGCAAGATTCTCATATTTACCTGGAAAGGATAACGATAGATTTGACCAGTTTAGCATCATGTTGATGCCTGGTGATCACTATATCGATAACCGTCCTGGACTTATTGATCTTGATGATGCTGATAGACAGCGTTATTTTGATGCAAGAAATCTAATCAACGCAAACCGTAACGAAATCGTTGATAGAGCATTTGCTCAAATTATGATAGATTACCGTGAAGATCTTTGGGGAACTAATTGGGTAGTTCCTGGTGACGACACTACAGATGAATTTTCACGTTACAAAGATGCATATCGTTTAATTCAAAAAAATAGACAAGCAATTATTGATGGTGCTTATGCACAAATTGCTATTTCTCATCCAACATTTGTAAATTCAAATCCAGCAAAATGTCAAAGAGATATTGGATATTTTGTTGATGCAGTTTCTCTTGATATTTCACTTGGTGGTGCTAACAAATATACTAGAAAATTTTTACAAAATTACTTTTCTGGTAATACTTGGAAATCTAACACCCTTGAAGGTGAAGAGGTAGAATCTAATACTGCTTTTAATAAAGCAAAAGATTTGATGAAGCAAGCAGTTGCAAACCAACTTGCTTATAAAGATCTTACAATTACCCCAGATCCTTCCTATGGATCAAATACAAATGCTGCTGTTTGTGGTAATGTACAAACTTCAATTGATACTCTTGGTATTTTAGTAACTTCATATATTATTCAAGGTAATATTGATGATCTCGACACAGAAGCACCAGAAAGCGTTCCAGAAGCTGGTGCTGGAATGTCAAAATGTAAGCGTGATATTGGTTATATTGTTGATGCGGTAGCATCTGACGTGGGAAATGGTGGTAATGCAAGTATCATTGCTGCAACTAAAGCATATTTTAATACTAATGGCACTCCAATTTCTGGTGGATTAGTTGGTGAGGAAACTCAGTCTGTTATTGCTTTTAATGCTGCACGAGATATGATGCAGAAGGCAGTAACTAATCAATTATATGTTAAAGATTTAACTTTATCTGAAGGACCATCGGTTTATTCTGAAGGTGGTGCTGCAGTTCCAAATCTTCCTTCAGGAAATTCAAATACTTGTGTTGATGTTCAAACAACTATTGCTACATTAATTGCTGTTATTACTTCTTCAATTGAAGATGGTAATCTAGATGCTCTTGCTGATCTTGAAATTAGTGGTGATATTCCTGTATTCTATTTTGATCAAGCGAAGCAAGAGTGGAATGATCAATCAGTATTAGATCTTTCAAACCCAGATAACGTTCTCTACAAGTTTAACGCTTCTACTGGTGGTGCTATTGTTCCTAGAGGTTGTTCACTTGTTGGTTATGACCTTCGTAGAACTATTGTTCGTCCTCTTTATGTTCCAGATCCTGCAGATGGAACACAGGGTAGAACTTCTATCTTTAACCTAACTGGTGGTTGCTATATTTGGCAGTTTACTATCAAGGATGGAGATCTTTCAGAAAATTCACCACTTTATGATGCAAATGATAGAGTTGGTAAAGTATACTTCCAGAAGGGTAACAATACTCAACTTGCAATTCCTGAGTATTCGCACCATAAAATTACAATTATGGAGTATGCGGAAGACTTTGAACTTACTAAGTATTATCAAAAAGTTGGTAAGGCATTCTCACTCTTCCAGCCAACAATTGATGATGGAGATTTTGAGGCACTTCCACAGGAAAATAGAATCGTTGGACCTCTATCAGATACAAGAAGTATTGTAAATCTTCGTCTTGTATCTGAATCTCAGGTAAATGGTAGAGATAAAACTCTTATTGAAGCAACTACTAAAATTCCTCATGGATATTTTATTGGTCAATATATTGCAGTTATTGATACTGGATTAAGTGATTTACTTAATGGTACATTTAAAGTTATTTCTGTAGATGAAGAAGATCCGAAAAAATTCCGTTACGAAGTAGAAACAACTTCTATTATTCTTGGATTAGATGTAAATGCTGAAGGTTATGATGCAACAACAACTCCAGCACTAAGCGTAAACTGCAGAGGACAAGCAGAAATCGATTCAGTTGAATCTGCATCTCCTTACGTCTTCAACTGCTCAATCAGATCCACCTGGGGTCTCTGTGGCATGTGGGCAGATGGTGCCAAGTCAACTGGCTTCCGTTCGATGGTTGTTGCCCAGTATACTGGTGTTTCTCTACAGAAAGACGACCGTGCATTCATCCGTTATGATGAGTTTAGTAACACTTGGAACCAAGCATCACTAACTGATGCATTTGCAACTGTTCCTTATCACACCAAAGGTGATGCATACTGGAAGGACGATTGGAGAAACTTCCATATTCGTGCTTCTAACGATGCATTCATCCAGTGCGTTTCGGTCTTTGCTGTTGGATTCTTCGATCACTTCTTGATGGAATCTGGTGGTGACATGTCGATCACCAACTCTAACTCGAACTTTGGTAATACTTCATTACATGCTGTTGGTTTCAAAGGATTTGCTTTTAATCAAGATAAGGGTGGATACATTACTGATATTATTCCAGTAAAAGAAATCGATGATAGTGAATTTAATTTAGAACAACAAAAGTATTATTCTATTGCGATTCAACCTACCAAAGATCCATCAAATAAAACTAAATTATATTATGGAACAGATGAAGCATATAATCCATTCCAAAGACCAGCAACATCTATTAATGGATATAGATTAGGTGCTAAAACAAATGAAAAATTATTTGTTAAGATTAAATCAACTGTAGGAACTACAATTCCATTTGAAACTACAGTATCTCCATCTGGATTTAAGCGTTATACCGTCGCATTAAACACATTAAATCCTGACGGTATTGTAATTAATAACTTTGCACAAGACGCTGCAAACTTAATTGAAGATAATAAAGTTTTTATTCAGAAAGAAGCTTACGGGTATATTACAGCAAAATATCCAGAACTTTTAACTAATACTAATATTACTATTTCTAAGTGTGAAAGAGATATTGGTTATTTTGTTGATGCTGTAGTCCAAGATTTACGTCTTGGTGGTAACATTAATACTATTCAAGCAGCAGAAGGATATTATGTAGGTGGTCAGCTTGCATATATTCAAAGCGAACTTAATGAATCTCTAGAAGCATACGATTACGTCAAGAATCTATGCATTTCTGCAATGAGAAATTTTGATTATCTCATTCGTAATTGCACTACAATTGCTGGATCTGCAATTGTAGATATTGGTGATACCACTGGTATTATCATTGGAATGAAAGCAACTCAATATAATTTTAATACCACTAACTTTACCAATGGAAGATTAAATCCAGGTGCTACTCCAATTACATCAGCAATTCCAGCTGGTGCTTATGTAAAGAGAATTTTAGATAGTTCTAGAATTGAACTTGGTATTCAAGGAAGCTATCTCAATACAGGAACAACTGTAACTGCCAATATTTCAACTGGTTCGGCATTTATTTATTTTGAATTGCCACAAACAAGTAATATTAGTGATAGTGTAAATAATCTATCTGGTAAATGGTCTTCAGTACCAGCTAAAAAAGATCCTACAGTAATACAAGATGCTACAGCTTGGGAAGTTGGAGATCCTGATGGATATCCAGAATGTAGTGGTGTTGCTACTACAATCATTGGATATTTTACTAATATTGCACTTATTTTGAGTCAAGGATTAACTCCTGTTAGTAAAAGAAATGAAGATACTTCTAATTTAATTAGTGCTAACAAAGAACTTATTGCAAAAGAAGCATTAGATAGAATATTAAATGCAAATCTTGGATTCTCATTTGATATGAGTAATTCTGAATTTTTGGATAATGTTCTATCATCAGTAGATGCACTTGCATTTAATGTAAAATTTGGAAGCAATAACAGAGTTTATGATCATGCAAAAATTTATGTTGACGAACCTTCTTTATTAAATGGTGAAAGATCTGAAGCAAATCAAGTTTATATTTTAGTTAAAGATTTAGCTATTCAAGTTATTCGTAATCAATCTATTACAATTCAAGGTTCTCACGGATTAACACAAGTTACAGATTTAAATGTAGTTGATGAAGATAATCAAGGGAATCCAGTGATTCCAGCATTTCAAGACATAGCTTCTATCATCACTTCTCTTTCAGCAATTATTACTGGTGCTATCGGTACAAATGCAGATCCTGGAGATTTGATTGGTATAGTTAGAACTGCTCCTCAATTTACTAATATTACTAGAGTAGAACCAGTATTAGATACAGCAAATCTTGCAGCAAGAGCAACAATATTTACTGTAAATACTGGTACTGGTTCATCTAACCCCCATAATTTTGAAACTGGAACTCCAGTACGTCTTGTTCCTAAAGCAAGACAAGGTACTAATCCAGATAAGCGAGTAATCAGATTACCAAGAGGATTCGAAACAAATACAATTTATTATGTAATTGCTCCTGGTAGAAAAACAACTCCAGAAGATTACTCAAACTCCACTAAGTACCAGGATATCTTCACTGCTGATGCTTCGACTCGTTTGATGCTTGCATCAACAAAAGAAAATGCTGCTGCTGGTATTTACATTTATTCTTCGGAAACTGATGCAATTGATCCAGATGTACAAATTGAACTTCAGCAGTATGTATTAGATGATTCTTATAACTTACATCAATATATCTGTAATTTTGCAACTGGTCAAACTGATGTAATTCAAACTGATGTTGCTCATATTTTTGATGTTCCAGGTTCTATCAATACTGTTCATAAAGTATTCTTTAGAACATTTGGCGATCCAAATGAATCAGAACTTCCCCAAATTTCTTCTGGTGGAGTAAATGCTCAAGTAGATCCAAATAAGTATTATTATGTAAGATATGTAACAAACAAAACATTTGCGGTATTTGATACTGCTGCTCAAGCAATTGCTGGAACTCCAAGAATTACGTTTACTCCTGGTTTTGGTAAAAACTTCTACGTATTCTCCGATAAGAGAGAAAGTCCAGTAAGATTTGATGCTGCTTTAGAAAATGACGAGACAACAACTGGTCAATGGTATGTTAATGTTTTAGATGAAACTTCAAATCCAAACAATATTATTGCAAGATTCCAAGAACTTGGAGACACATTAAAAGATAGCAGAAGTAAAAATACTTACTTCACTCGCCTTGTTGATAAGAGAGAAAAAGAAGATAGAATTTATCGCCTACGTTATGTAATTCCTCAGTATGCAGATGGTGTTCGTGATCCATTAAATGGTTTTGTTCTTAAAGCTAGAACAGATACCACAAGAAAACTTCTTCCTCAACGTATTGTATTAAGTCCAGTATCATCTGGATCTCCTGACGTTGCTTATTTTGAGGTTCAAATTCCAACAGAATCTGGCGGTACTATTGCTCAGCAACTGGGTCTTCCAAAAAATCAATTAGATCCAAATTTTGTATATGATCCATATGATACAACAAGCGTAAAAATTGTTGAAAGTGATAGAACTTCAAGTAAAGTTTCTTTTAGTATTCAATCTGCTAGAAAAGTATCTGTATCAGACACAGAACTTCTTGAATTGACTGTATTTGATCATAGTATCACTAATGATGCTCTTAAGAATGAAACTTTTGTAACAGTCAAAATTGAAGCTCCACAGGAAGGAACTTTTAGATCCACTGAAGGATTTAATACCATTACTTGGAACGGAAATTCCTCTGGTTCTGCAGCTGTTCAAGCATACTTTAATGTTCCTGAAACAAATGAACATTATGTTATATTGAAAGCAGTTACTGGTTCTATTGTTTATAATTCGTTAGTTGATACCACATTCTATCAACCATTGCTTGATGTAAACAATGATCCTGTTTTAGATGGTAGTAATCAACCTGTTCAAATTTATGCTAAGTTAATCAAAAAACCAAATAGTGTTGGTAGTTCAAATGAAGCTTTAAGTAAATCAGAAAAAGGAGATTACTTATACAGTAATAAAGATGCTAACGTATTAACTGTAACTCCTGGTGATATTATTGAAGATGATGATGCAACTCAGTATAGAGTTATCTCTGTCGAAGATTGTGGAGAAATTGAGGATTCGTTCTATATCTTTGACATTAATGAAATTCAAAGAAGAATACCTAATCAACAAGAAGGTGTATATTACCTAACTTGTGTTAAAGGTAATGTTTCACCATATCCAGTTGGTGCTGGTGTTGGCACAAACTTTAGAAACTTTAAGTTCTCTCAGCCTATTTCACAATTATATCCACTTGATTATAAAAATGATCCACTATGGTTCCAAGTAAGACCAGACGGATCTAGAGATACAACATTAACTGATGTACCAGCAACAATTTGTGCTGCTGATAACTATGTACATGGTTTGGTAAGAACTAATGACTACAAAAATAGTGAAACAAAAGAAGTTGTTCTTGATCTTGTCAATAATCCAGCATTAAATCGTTATGACTACACCAGTTTAATTGCAGCTCAATCTGGTAATGCAACTTCTGGTTCTGAAGATCGTAAGATTTCTATTGCTGGCAATTCACAATACCCAACTGAAAATAGACTATATGTAGAACTTCGTAGACCATCTATTGCTCGTTCTGGTAATCATACCTTCGAATATCTTGGTTTCGGTCCTGGTAACTACTCAACTGGTTTCCCACTTCGTCAAGAAGTAGTACTTACTGATAAGCAAGATTTTTATGCACAATCTAAGAAAGAAGATGGTGGTATTGTCTTCTACACTGGTCTAAACTCTAATGGTGATCTTTATATTGGTAATAGAAAGATCAATGCTATTACTGGTGAAGAGACATTCCTCGAAAGAGCAGAACTAGTTTCTTCTGATGATGATGGGGGAGATCTTGGAAATCTTGTTACTACATTTGAACTTCCTGTTGTATTTGAAAGAGACATTACTGTTGATGGTGATGCAACATTTAATAATCCAGTAACTATTAACGTTGAGCCAAATGAGCCAAATGCATTAACAATTATATCTAATATAGATGCAAATTCTGGTGAAGATACTTCAATGGATAGTGCAACTTTTGCACTAAGCACTATTGAATCTGAAGGTAATATTACACTACACAAAAACAAAATCTATGCTGGTGTATATGCATTCAATCCAAGAGGTAGTGTAACAATTCCTGGTCAAAATTACAGTATTAGGACACATGCAGATCAAACTAATGGCAATTTACCTTCCAATATAACACCACATCAAACAAATGGAAGTCTTGGCAAGCAAGTACAATATGGATCAAAAAGTCCAATAGCTGGTGATATTTTATTTAAAGGAGTTGAAGTTGGTAAATCTGGCTCTCTTGGTTGGATTTTTGCTAATTTCTATACAAATAGAACAGCAAGTGTATTTACTGTAACGGCAGTTGGAAATCTATCAGTTACCTTCACAATGCAAATTGGAATTGCTCCAATTGATATTGGTATTGCACAAGGTACTGAAGTTAAATTTACTGGCTTTAATGGTAGATTTGAACCAGTAAATGGTGTAAGAACTGTTGTTTCCACTACAGCAACAACATTTACTGTCAATACACAAGTTGTTGTCTCTCAAAGTCCAGATGATCCAACTCGTTTAGATCAACAGCAAGTTAATGCGTCAATTGAAGTCGCAACTGTTCAATGGAAAGAAGTTGGTGTTCTTGGTGCAGAAGCATTAAGAACTAATACTGATAATTATGGTGACTTTAGATTAGGTATTAATACTTTTGCAAGAGCAGATCATATTGATCGTTTACAAGGATTTGTTTCTACTGCTACTCAGCCAAGAGCAAACCTTGATATTGTCGGAACTGCTTTTGTAAGTGGTAAAACACTATCTACTTCGCCAGTTAATAACTTCATATCTAATCCAACTGCTGCAAATAGAACATTTAATAATGTCGGAAATGCATTCTTAGTTGGTGGAGATAGTCTAAATCCAGACGCAAATTCTACTTTACGTGTTGCCACTACAAATAATGGTAGAGTTGGCATTAACACTAATTTAACAAATCTTGATAGAACATTTGTTGTTTATGGTGATGCTAGAATTACAGATGAAGTAAGGTTACAAAAAAATCTTGAGGTAAATGGTGGTAATATTACAACTACCCAAACTTCATTTAATTTAGCTGTTACCAATGCAACTTCCGCTGCTGCATTCAGTGTTGCTAGAAATATTTCTATTGGTACTTTAGTAAATAATACTCAAACAATTACTTTAGGAATTAATCCATCTGCACAGCAAGTTAATATCGGAACATTTACTCCAGATGGAGAATTTAATGTTCATAATAATGGTACAAAATCTATTGTTAATTTAGGAACTTCAGATAATACAAGTACTGGAAGTATTAGTGTTGTCAGTGTTGGTGGTGCATTTGCTAGAAATTCAAACTCAAGAGAAAATGGTTCCGTATTTAATGTTAAAAATAGATATACTGAATTAGATGGTGATTTAAGTATTGGAACTGGATTAGTTGTCGGTACTGGCATAGCAAGATTACAATCAAACGCTTTGCAAGTTGAGATGTTTACAGTAAACACCTCAAGATTAAACTTTGCTACTGGCGTTGGTAGATTAAGCATTGGTTCTAAAGGCGGAACTACAACAATTAATAACTCTTTAGTTGTTGAAGCAAATACAACTATGAAAGGTGATGTAACTCACCTTGGTGGATTGAATGCAGGTCAATATCAAATTAGAAGAGGATCATTCTCAACTCCAACTACTTCTCATATTAGAGGAAGTATTGATAATACTAACATTGACTTCTACTCAAGAGTAACAATTGATAGAACAATTGATACCCAAGGTGCCTCTGTATGGTCTGGTGCTGAATTTTTAGTAGATGCTGATGATCCTACAGAATATTTCCTACCAATTGGTCAGGTAAGCACAAATGTTCAATTTGAAGTTGGTGCTTATCTATTAATTGATAGATCAGTACAAGTAGATCAACAAAATGTTATTACTTCTCCAGTTGGAGAACAATATAGTGAATTATTATTGGTTACAGAATTAACTAACCTAAATAACGTTTCCGATTTGCCATTACGTGTTAAAGTAAAGAGAGCAAGAAACGTACTTGATCAAAATGGTAATATGATTATCGATGGAACTTCTCCATCTGGCTACAAATACTTGAGAAATGATCACCCAGATAATGCTAAAATTATTAGATATAATTTATCAGAAGATGTAAGCTTTGTTGATAATGCAAATGGACTTCCAAATAGTTCTGCTGGAGCTTTGGAAAATCTCTCTACAGGAGTATTCAGTGGTACAATTAAGCAGGGTGATATCTTTAGATTAAGTGATTCTGAACTTACATTTATTAATGCTATTAATATTACATCTCCACAAAGATTTATTATTAATGATGGAGGAAATCCTGCAGTTGATGTATTTACAGTTGATACTACTAATGGCGATACAGAAATTCTTGGTAATTTAACAGTTTACAAAGATATTCGTCTAATTGGTTCAAATACTGAAAATAACCAAAGATTAGTTATTAAGGATCAAAGTAATAATGAAAAGTTTGTTGTAGATAGTGCTACTGGAAAAACTTATATTTTTGGTAACTTAAATGTAGGAAATTCTACAAGTTATGATCGTTTATTTGTTGATTCTTCTAATGGTAATACAACGATTAGAGGTGGTGATCTATTAATCACTGCAAATAATATTGGAAATCAAAAACTATTCTTACAAAATTCTACTGGTAATTTAACTATTAGTGGATTATTTAATTCTACTATTACCACTGGAGAAAATGTATTTAATACTGACCTCAAGATTAATGGTAATAACTTAACATTTAATAAAGTATTAAATATTGGCGGAGAAGATACTGAGGTTAATCTATTTAAAGTAAGATGGATTGAGCAAGCAACTAATAGGCCATCAGGAGGTGCGATTGATTTTGCTGGTCAACAAGGATTCTACACACAAACTGGTGCTAGAAAGTGGCAATATGTACAGGCAGGACAAGATGTAGTAGAAGTTAAATCCAATATAAATTATTTTGTATCTCCAACTGCATCTACTATTCTAAAATTACCACCAAATCCACTTACTGGTGATGTAATTAGAGTGGTTGATGTTGGAGGAAACCTGACATATAATGTATCACTTAAATTTAGAGCACCATCTGGTGTAGCTATTCAAGGTGATACTACAAACTCTGGCGGTACTCCAGATCCAGGTACTACATATAATGGGGGAGAATTAGTAATTCAAACTCCAAATGCTGGATTAGGACTTGTGTATATTGGTTCTGTTAATTATGATGGCACATCCACTGGAGCTCCAGCATCGCAACAAGGTTGGTGGTTGATGGAAATCTAAGATGGCAAATTACGGATCTATAAGAACAATGAAAGGGTTGCCCATTGGGTCTGTGCAACCCTGGGTTGGTCCTTTAACACAAATCCCGAAAGGATGGTTGCTAGCAAATGGTGCTGAATTACAAGCAAGAGAATATCCTTTACTTGCTAGAATTTTAAAAAATACTTATGGTGGAGTAAATTTTTCTGGTGGATTTCCTAATTATAGTGGAACTTTTAGATTACCACCAACAAATCAAAAAGGTCTTGCTGATATTAATATATCTTATTTTAGTGATAATCCTTTATTAAGAAATAATAAAATGGATACTACTGCTGCTGCTGCAGTAGTACAGCAATACATTGGTGATATTGGGGATTTAGGGACACCATCTACAGTATTTGCAAATACTGATATGAATTTTACATATGAACCAGATCCAGATGGTGTTGTTTTAACTTTTCAGTATGCTGGTGCTGCTCCTTCTACAACAATTGCACAAAAATATGATCCAGCAGAATTAACTTTATCTACAAATGGAAATGGTTCTGGAATTACATTTCAGGTTGTCCAAAATACTAATTTAACTTATTCAGTTAAGATTATAAGTAGAGGACAAGATTTTATTCAAGGAGAAATTATAAAAATTTTAGGTTCTTCTTTTACTAAAGGAACTACAGTTGGAACTTCGCCAGCAAATGACATTACCATAACAGTACAATCAACAGGAGATGGTTTTTTTGATGGCAGAATTGAGGGGCAATCAGTAATTCCTGGATTTGGTATTAAAACTGTATATGTTATTGGGAGAAAATTATCAAGAGAACATTTTCCTGCTCATTTTCACCCTTCACCTGAAGGTGGATATCGAACTATCAATAAAGGAGATTCTGGAGATAATCCTGGACTTGGTGTTGGTGTTTTTGATACCCCCGAAATTAGTGTTACTGGTTATTGGTGGAGAAAAGAACCATGTCCAGTAATTGCAGGAACGTGTGATAATGAAACACAAAAATTAACGGAAAGACCTAGAGTTTATGATTTGAGGTGGGGCAGTGAAACAGGAACAATTCAAGATGGTTTAGATAATGTAGTTAGTCCAGGTGGAATGGTTCAACCTTTTGTTGCTGGAGCAGGTAGATATGCAATTGCTTCTGTAGAAGGATCGATACCATTTAAGTTTCATAGACCAGAAAGAACTTCTATAGATAGACATGGAGTTGGTAAATCTTGGTTTAATCAAGCAAAAAAATTAAGAGTTACTGATACAGTAACAAGTCCAGGAGAATCGTATTTAGCAAGTTTAATAAATGATAGTAAATTAATTGCTGGTATTTCTAGAATACCTTTTTCCGATGAATCTAATGCAGTAGCGTCACCAAATTATGATAATGGAGGTGGTAGTACTTCCAATGGTCTTAGTGATGGTATTATTAGTCCACCAACTCAAGTTTTACTTAATACTGGTGCTGTTAATTATAACGTTACTCAAAATCAAGGTGGAAATGTAGTAACAACAATTCAACCACATGATCATGGATCTGAATTTAATATTACATATAATGGCGATGCTTTATCAGTAACTCCAAGAATTTCTGCTAAAGTGCAACCAGTAGTAACTCCAGATAATGTAGAAAATGCATTTCAGATGACATTTACAGTAACATCTCCATCACTTTCTTGTATACATTTAGTAAGAGCATATTAAAAATGACAGTTTACTACTCAAAACAAAAAGCAAAATTTGGTGGTGTAACTGGAACTATTATTCCATATCCAATAGCATTATCTGATAGTGTAAAGGAAAATTTTCTTCCAGCTGGATTTTTGAAATGTGATGGCTCTATCTTAAAAGCATCTGTCTATCCAGCACTCGCTAATACAATTGGTATAGGATCAAATTGTCGATTTGCTAAAAATCCAGATGATATTGCAGCAGACGAAATACAATTACCAGATTTAGGATCAAAATATATTAGATCTTCGACCTCTTCTGGGCAATATTTAAATATAACATTAGAACAAGATCCTTCTATTACTAAAGTTGGGGCAGAGGTAGAAGTAATTTCTTTGGTTGGAGATACTACAGAAATTTCTTATTCTGGTTATTTTGAAGTTCTTGGTCAAAATGGAATAGATTTTATCGGAACTCCTATATTTGAATCTGACACTGGTTTTACTTTAACCGATGCACTAAATGAAGAGAATTTTCAGGCACATGGTCACTATGCAGATGTTGGAGTATTCACTTATCTAGGAAAATGGCAAGACAATGTTTTTGTTGAAGGTTATGCTAGAGGAGGAAATGCAGCACAAACAGAAGGATCTAATAATTTAGTTCAAGTTGAAGCCCCAGATCAATCATCAACGACAGTTTCTCATAATCATAAAATTAATTTACCAGGAAGTACTCAATTAAAAGCTAACAATACTTTGTCATATCAATTTTCAAATACACAAATTCCAGCAGATGGATTACGAAGTGAAATAACTATTACTACAAGTAATATTAAAAAATTAGATGATGTTATATCTCCTTATATTTTAGTAGAGTATATTATAAAAATATAAAAATGACAATAGTAAATTCAAGTAATTGGTCTACACGATCATTAAATATATTTAATAATTTTTACGCTTTACCTACACAAAGTTCTTCTTTGTGGACTAGTTTTTTATTAGATAATGGTATTCAAGATCAAGGAATATATGAATTTGATATTAGATTCGAGACATTTGGAAAACAAATTTTTAATACTGCAGCTGATGATTATGCACAATTTTATATTGATGGAGAATATCTCGGGCAGTTTGGGGCATTTACCGAAAGTAAATTAATTACTACTACTAAATTTTATGATGCATTTAGTGTACATAGAATTACTATAGTAAGATCAGATATTGGAGCAAAACCAACTGCAATTGCTGCCAGATGGTATAATAATATATACAATTTTGTCGATATTAATGATTTTGATGCTAGTCCACAGGTTTTATATAATACAAGAACCACAGTATTAAACTGGACTGTAAATAATGCTAGAAAAATTGAAATTAATCAAAATGTTGGTAATGTTACAGGAAAATCTCAACAATTAATAGATACTGGTCTACAATCTATAGTGGGTGTGAATTCACCAGCAAGTAAAATTTATACTTTAACTGCATATGGTGATGCACCTTCAGATATACAAACTACTACTGTAGAAGTATTTGCATTTAATGATACAACTCCTAATAATATAGAAATTCCCAATTTTTATAATAGGGAACCTTCTGAAACAATAGTTTATAGTTTACCAGCAATATCTGGTATTGATGCTCCTATCGTAGTTTCAAGTAATGGAAATGTTTTAGTTTCTTCTGGATTATCTTCTTCGTATACAACAAGTATTACAGTTAATAATAATGCTACGGTAAATTTGAGATTTGTATCACCAGAATTTAGTCAAGATCCATTAACATTAGATAACACAATTGAATATTATGTTGATTTTGGAACTATTCGTAAATATTTTACCGTAACTACTAGAGCACCAAATGATAATGAAATTTTTGATTTTGGCGATGTTTTAAACTCTGTTCCTTATCCAGTACCTCCTGGAAACAGTGAGAACCCTCCACAATACCTTGTTTCTCCAGATACAGTAGAACCATCTGCAGATCAATGGCAAGTAGAACTGCAATATCCTAATAACATAACTTTACAATCTGGCGTTGAAGTTAAGACTACATATAATGATAAAACTCAGGTAAGAGTAAGACCATTTGGAGGTAATTGGGGTTCGTGGGTAAATACAGAGTATTTGTATGATGAAATAATTGATCCTGGTCCAAGAATAATTGAAAATATGAATTGGTCTACATTAGGAACTAGAAATAATGGAAATATATCTAATTCACAACCAAGATCTGTTAATACTAGATCTTCTGGTGTTTTAACAGCAAAAAATATAGCATAATAAAAATGCCAAATAAAATTAAATTCGGAACTGCTGGTGGATTAGGATTTGAAGGTACTGATAGTGCCGAAAATTTTGATGTCCCAGCAAATGTAATAAGAGTATCTTATATTTGTTTAGGAGCTGGTGGTGGTGGAGGTCCATCTGGAGGTGGAGATCCAAGCGGTGGTGGAGGCGGTGGTGGTGGTCTATCCAAAGGATCTTTGCAGGTAGATCCATTTGGTAATATAAGAGTTAGAGCTGGTGGTGGAGGACAAGGAAGTACATCTCTTGGCAGTGGTTCTGAGTCTGGAACTAACGGTCAAGATAGTTTTGTGAGAACTAATTATGGAGAAAGAACAGGATCAGGTGGTAAAGGAGGAGAATCATTTAATGGTGGAAATGGTGGAAATGGTAATGTAAGAGATGGTCAAAATGGAGAAAATCCAGCATTACTTGTTCCTGGAGGAATATTTGGAGGTGGTACAACTCCTTGTAGAGGTGGTGGAGCTGCTGGATTAAATTCTGTTGCAGGGAGAGGATCTATTCCTGGTGCTGGAGGAAACGGTGTTAATTTTGTTTTTAATACTTCTGGTTTTAGTACAACTGTAGTAAATTCTGTTGGTCTTGATGGAGCTAATTATGGTGGCGGTGGTGGGGGAAGTGTCGATGCTATTGAAATAGATTCTGGTGGAGGAGATCAAGCACCTGTTGCTAATCAGATTAACGTTAGTAGACCAGGCGGTGGTGGTGGTGGTATTGCATTTGTTGGATGGGTAGTATTAACTGCACCTAAAACTATCTTAAGATCTGGAGAACCTGTAACAGTTACATATTCAGATTCTTTTGGAAATACAGGAACGGTACAAACATCTTTTACCAACGAAACTGAAGTAAATGTGCAACAAGAATACACATATACTGATAATTTAGGAGCACAATCAAAAATTATATTTACTATTTTACCTAAAGTAAAAATTAAATCTTTGACCGCATCTCCAAATCCACAAACAAGTGGATCAGATGGTATTCCAAATTATGATACATTTTTAATATGGGAAGGTATTAGCGTTTTATCTGCTGTTGCTACCAGAAATGATTCTGCAGTATCAGCTACTTGGGAACAAAAAGAACAACCAACAGATGTAACGCAATCTCCTACATTTTGGGAATTTGGTAGTAAATCTGTAACAAATTTATATCAATCAATTTCTACTGGATCTTCTCAACCTGGGTCGGATACAACTTATACTTTAACAGCAACTGATGGGTTCAATACAGCCACAGCAAATGTTACTGTAAAAGCATATAATGATAATTGTCCAGATACAATTTCAATACCAGATCAATTAGGAAAGGAACCTGGAGAAGAAATAAGAATAAGTACATCTCCAGTAAGAGGAATTGATATGGTTACTTCTGTCGTATGTGGTCCAGGAGTACAAGTTATTGGAAGTGGGGGAAGTGGATATACTACTTCAACAACAATAATTTCAGGTTCTTCATTAAATATTCGTGTTTATGCAGAGCCTTTTAATACAGATGAAAATGGATTGGTTAATGAAAAAACTGTTTACTTGACAGTTGGTTGTCAAACAATATCATTTAAAGTTCAAACTAGAGCACCAATTGTGCAAGAAATTTTTGATTTTGGTGATAATCAGTTTGCGTTTCCATATCCTAAAGTAGATACTAGAGTTGTTGGAGAAGTTCTTCCAGATGGAGGAACTTATAGATCACCAACAGAGTATTTAAATTCTCCTACTATTGTTGAACCATCTTCAACAGGATGGCAAGTTGAATTAGAAAAACCATATGGTGTACAAATAAAATCAAAAGATATAAAATATTCTCCTCCAACCACTACAGCATATACTGATATATCTTCTCAAAATGATACTAATTTAGAAGTTAATGTTCAACGCCAGGGTGATCAACCTAATAATAACTGGACTAAGCCAAATATTATATAATAAATAAAAATAAAAAATGAAACGAGAACTACAATCAGTAACTATTAGATATTATACAAAAAATGTTGATGAACAAATTGTTCCCGACCAATCTGTAGTAGTTACATACCGATTATTGGATGATCAAAATAATTTATTGGCAGGAGATACTATTGTAATTTATCCATCAACAAATTATTCTATATACGAAGAAAAAATTCAAAAAATTTGCCAAATTGCATTTGAAGAATAATGAAATTTTCAGATAAAAGAGCGACTAATTTAAAACCAGATGACATGTTTTATTCTAGATTAATTACTGTAGATGATGTTCCTGCTGGAGAGCTACAAGAAATTAAATCAGATAAACCAATTCAAGTAAGAGTAAATAATGGAGAATGGATCACTATTGATCCATCAGACCTATAAATACTATGTGAGAAAGAAAATCTGGTTTTGTAGACATTAAATGGCTAGAGTTTTAGTAGGCAAAGGGGATCAGGTTCAAATTAGATATCCCACCCCATCGACTTGGAATACAAGAACTACAGTTCAAGTTAAAATTGGTACTGGATTAGATCCTACTGATGTAACTTTTGGCACAAGAATTCCTGATGCAAAACCAGATCAATTTAATTTTACCAATCAAAGTGGAGCATTAACTCCTGGGGGAACTCCATTAACATCATTTGAAAAAAATACTTTTTATTATTCAAATTCTATTTTAATTAGTGGTATTGAAATTTTTGTTCCTGTCAGTATTTCTGTAACTACATCTGGACCAAGAAATTTATCATCAAATACATCACAAGCAGCATTTGAAGTTAACAATAGTGGGACTTGGGTAACAACGGCACAAGTTAAAAATGGTGATGTAATTCGTTTGAGAATTAGAACAGAAAATTGGTATACAACAACAACAAATGTCACACTTAGTGTATCTGATGAAACTTGGGGAGGAAATTTAGGTTTAAATCCTAATACAACTGTTGATACATGGTCTATTACAACTAGACCACAAGTTCAAAATATACCACAATTTTCTTTTATTGATTATATTGATGTTACTGCTGGTGAATTTGGTAGTTACAAAACAATAACTATTCCAGTAAGTAATATTGATAATGATGCTGTATTAAGAGCAACATCAACTGGTAATGTTCAAATATCTAGTAATAATATAAATTGGTCGCAGTCACTTACTGGATTAGTATTAGGAGACACAATTTATACGAGAATTGCTATAGGTTCATATACAACAAAAACTACTGGTATAGTTAGAGTATTTGCTGTATCTAATGAAACTTATACTAGAGGATCTAATTCTTATGATAATAATACTCCTGGAACTTATGGAAGACCAGATTTAGGAGTATCTGAAAGATATACTATAACACAAACTTTAGGGGATGTAACAGATAATTGGCAAGTATGGACTGAAGTTGATAGATACCCAGATTCAATTTCATTGAGTCCAATTTATGCTATTTCTGATGGCGAAAAAGTATATGTTTCTAGTAAAAATTCATATAGTAGGGCAGAAGTTACAGAATTTGATCAGGAATTTTGGTATTATGCTGATTTTAATATTACTGGACTTGGAGTAGAATATCCAACTGGAACTTATTTTGATTTAGAAGAACCTTTTAGTTTCACATCAACTGGTAGACCATCATTACCAATAGATACATCATCTGTAAATGGAAGAAATGTTGAAATTAGATGTAGAATTGCACAAGGTAATGGGTCAATTAGAAAAAATGATACTGGCGAATGGGTACAATCATTATTTGTAAAAAATGGTGATAAAGTAACTGTACGTCAGTTATCTAGTGAATTATATAATCAACAATTAACAACAAAAATTATTTTGGATGGTCCTCCTGATGGTGGTCCTATTCCATATGCCAATCCAACAAATGGACCAAGTGCTGCAAATAGATCATTTGCTAATTTAGAAGACACTATAACAATTAAAACTAGATTAGCAAGAGATACACCATATCCATTTAAAGGAACTAATATATACAGAGCAGATCCTGGAGAATCTTTATTAATTGGTATTCCTCTTGGTGGCTATGATATACCAGTTGATGCTACTATTGTATCTCAATCTGCTAATGCTGCTGCACAAATTAGTTATGATGGTTTAAATTATTCTTCTTCAACATTAAGTGATATTCCTGTAACATCTACATTATTAAGTTTAAGATTTTCTTCTTCTACAAGTTATGGTGGAGTATCTTTCGTAACCTACAGTATAGGAAATTATACAGATACAATTTATGCATATACCGTAAAAAGAAATTGGAATTATTCAACTTATATTGGCAATGATAGTAGAACAAGTCCAATAGAATATAATTTACCAGACTATGCAGAAAATTTTGATTTTGTTTTAGTTGGTGCTGGGGGAGGAAATGGTGGAGATGATGCTCCAAATAGTTATGGTGGTAGAGGAGGTTTTGGTAACTTATTAAGAGGAAAAATTACTCTTCCACCAGAATTTTTTATAGGCAATGATTATCGAATTAAATTGTATCCAGCTGGAAGAGGAATAAACGGAGTAAACTTTAGTACAAATGCTCCTGGAGGAGCTGGTGGATGGGGATATGCAACTGGAGGAAGTGGAGGAGATTCGGGATTAGGAGATAGTTCGGGATCTGGTGGAGGTGGCGGAGGTGCTTCTGCTATAGCGTTTTTTAATGGCACATTAATTGCCCTTGCTGGTGGTGGAGCAGGAGGTGGAGGTGCTGGTAATGATACAGAAATACAAAAAGAAAATCAAAATGGTAATTATAATGGATTTGGTTCTCTTCAAAATACATTAAATGGATTAAATTTATCTGGAATTGATGGACAAAATAATTCTGCACAAGGTGGAGGTGCTGGTGGTTCTGGAGGAGGATTTGGATCTGCTGGTATAGTTCCATCAAACAAATTAGATGAATTTAATGTTATCATACAAACTAATGATTTAGATGCCACAGGAGGTACTGGTGGGGGAGCATACTATGATTCAAATATAGTTGCATTAGAAACAACAAACAATTTTTCAAATTTTGGATCTGGAGCAGAAACTCAAGGAACAATTATAATCGGAATTCCTCCACAAGATAGGACACCAAATCCATTTGCATTTACCTCTGTTTTACTTGCATCTACTAATACAACATATGAATCAGAAAAAGTACAAATTACTGGTATAACTGGAAGAGTTTTAGTTTCTACTTTTGAAAATCAATCAAAAATAAGAGTATGTGATTCCAATCAACAAAATTGTAGTGCATATACATCTACTCCTCAATTTGTAAGAAATAATGAGTGGATTCAAGTTCAGATGACAACAGGATTAGATTATTATACTCAATATCCAATTAGAGTTGTAGTTGGAGATACTGAAGTATATTGGATTGTTGAAACTGGAGAACCACCAGATACTATTCCTAATCCATTTGAAATACCAGATAAATTATTTCCTGGAGTAGAACCAGACACACTAATAGAAAGTGACGAAGTTGAAATTAGTGGAATTAATACTTTAGTAAATATTACAGCATCGGGTGGAGCAGAAATATCTATTTGTTCTTCTCCTGGAGTATGTGATGCATTTTTGCCAAGTCCAAGACAAATTGGCAATAATCAATTATTTAAAGTTAGATTAAGATCTTCTACTCAGTATCTAACTACTGTTGGAACTACAGTAAGAGTTGGAGATTCTAATCCAGAATCATTTGACATAAGAACTATCAAAGAGCCAGATAGAGATCCAAATTCATTTATATTTTTTGAAATTAATAAACAGCCATTACAAACAGTAGTTAAATCTAAAAACTCTGTTGTTATACAAGGAATTGATTCTCCTATACTATTTCGAGTTACCAGAGACGATGGATTATCGCCAAATGCTACTATTATTTTAAATGGAGTAAATACTAATCAATCATCAGTTCAAGTTGAATTATTTGATGTGGTAAGGTTACAGTATTTGACATCAAATATTCCAGGACAAAGAGTTGAATTTACAATTGAAGCTGGAGATTTTGAAACATCTTGGGCAGTAACTAATGATGGATCTTTTGGTACAAATCCAGCACCATTTGTATTCACTCCAGTTTATGCAAATTCATTACAATATGGAGTATCTAACGAAACTATAACAATATCTGGATTAGGTGTACCATCGGTATCTTTATATGGTACTAATGGAGCACAATTTTCTATAAATGGTGGTTCATTTACTGAATATACAGTATCTTCACCAGGATCCATTTCAAATGGACAAACATTTAGAGTAAGAATGTTGGCCAGTGCTATTGGAGGTTTTGATGTAGTTTCTTCTGTTACAGCTGGTTCTTATAGTACTTCATTTACAGTATATGCAAATGCAAATGTACAAGATCCTATTTTAGGACAATGGTATAGTAGTATTCAAACTATAAAACCAAGAAGTAGTGGAGAGCAAGTTAGATTTTCTACTAAATTTGAAGGATTGCCAATTGGAACAATTATGCCAGTATTCCAAGATGGTACAGAAAATGATAATTGGGGCAATTTAGATGGAAAAGCAGATTCTAGATTCCATGGTTGGATTTGGTGTAATGGTGATTTTATTAGCAATGAAAATTTTCCACTATTATTTGAAATTATTGGAAAATCATATGGAGCTACTTCTGCAGACACTACTTTGTTTAGGTTACCAGATTTTAGAAATAGAAAAGTATTAGGAACTGGTCCTATTGATGGAAATTCTGCATCTTCGCCAATTGTAAATCCTTTATATGGTCCTGGAAAAATTGGATTAAATGCTAGTGGAAATATTCCAGGTTCTCAAGGTGGTATGTGGTTTGTTGATACAATTGCCGATCCTGGGATTGACACCACTGGTAATAATAATGAATTGGAACAGGTAGAGACACCAGCAACTGGTCAGCCAGCACAATCAAGTGAATATTTTGCCATTGCTAGTATTAGAACAACTGGTTACGAGCAAATCACTGGAAGTATTGAATTTAGTACAGCAGGATCAATTAATGGAAGTGTTTCTTTAAGCAATACTAGAATATTTGAAGTTCCTAGACATATACATGAAATGGTAAGTGGCCAACCCGATCCAATTAGAAATAAAGGTTATGTTCAATGGGGTGGAAGAGGTGGTTTCCAGGGACAATTGCAAGTGACTAATGTCGCTGGACAGGTTGGACCACTATATCCAACAGATACATTTAGATTTAATGTTTGGGGATATTGTACTGACGATTACCAAATTGATGCAGGTAGTGATGATGTTCCTCCATTAAGTATTAGTGCCGAGCAAGGAAGTAATTTACCAAGATTTTTGAAAAATGTCGAAGAATGGGGGTCTGGTTCTGGTTATATTGGATTGAGAGAAGCTGATAGTGATCCGTATTGGAATTTTATAGAGGTAAAGCAACCAAATATTAGATCAGGTAGTCCTAATTTTACAGAAGTTAATAGTTATATTAATTTAAATACTTGGTCTGGAGGTTCTGCATCAAAATCTGGTGGATTATATAGATTCATTGGTGCATTAGATATACCAGAAAGATCTGTTACTGTTCAATCATTTACGCCAGAAAGAAAATCCCATTCACATTATATTAGCTTATCAAATCCAGGAGATCAAAATAATACATTTAGCTGGGGTAAAGATAATGGTCCAGGTGCAATAACTCCTGGAAGTCAATTTGCTACAAATGTTATTAGTGTTTCTTTCGATGCTTTAGAAGTTGGAATGGAAGTTCTTCCTGGAACTTTTACATTGGCATCAACAAAACAATTAGTACCAGTGCCAGAATTTGCTCCACAAACTGAAGTACCACTAATATCTCCATATATTTGGGTAAAATGGTTAATAAAAGCATTCTAAATATTAAATAAACGCTCCTGCCATGGCATCTACTTTTAATCCTAATGATTTTATATTACAGGAAATTGCTCCACCTGAAAAAAAATCTACTATTTTAGAATATGATTCTAAAAGTAGAATGATTTTAGTGCGTGTTTTTGATAAAGAAAATGAAACAAAATATAATGCAATTTATTTAAGTGAGCAATTAAATAAAAATATTTTAACTAATATTCCATCAGAATTATCCGATGAAAAAGATAAAATAGTTTTATTTGGTATCTATGATGATGGAACTTTTATAATGTTTAAAGAGAAAATGAAATATGATTTTGCCACCAAGCAAGCAAAATGGGTAAAATATGAAGTAACAGATGCTACTAATGAAGATGCAAAAGAAATTTTTACTGTACTAAAATCTGCAGTATTCATTCAACAAACTACAGATTCTGAAGAAAGAAATAATGCTATTCTAGAAATTTTAACAAAAGATCAGTACATCGATGAATTATATAATAATCTTATATTTAAAAGAGATGACTTATTGAGAAATAGTGACTATAGAATATTAACAGATTATCCAGAATTATTTGAAGGTGAGCAAAATCTTTGGATTAAATGGAGAAATGAACTAAGAGAGTGTGTTAAAGAAAGTAACAATTTTAATGATGAATTAGATTATTTAATTTATCTTCAAGAATTTAAATGGCCAGTAGATCCTTTAGTTTATTATTCAAAATATCCTAATAAAGAAGTTGAATACCTATCAACAGATGATCAATATAGTTTAGTTCCAGAAAAAATATCTACTGAAATTCAAGATTTTATTAGAAAAAATTCTATAGGTATTATCAACCAACAAAAACTTAGAAATGAACAGGGTATTCCTGTTGAAAAACAAATCTATGATATTATTAGAAAATATAATTTAAGTCAAGATTTACTTGATTTTGATCTATCTAAACTTAATGTAGGAGGTGTATAATGATTGTACATGATTTCTTAGAGTTTGCTAGATATATTACTGAAAGAGACCAATCAACTATTATGATCCTTCGTACAGTTGGTCCTGATGGCGTTACAGATACAGAAAAAGCAAATGAAATTTACTCAGCATATCATCTCAATCTAGAACCATTAGGTGAAGGATTATTTGATAAATTACTATACAATGAATTTGTTTTTATTCATTTTAATTCAGAACAAGAAGCATATGATTTTTCTTTAGAAAACTTACCAATGAATAAAAAGAATATCGATTCTGATTACTTTGTACAGTTTTATATCTTTCATAATGGTGAGTTTGCTTATGGTAATAATAGTGTTAAAGGATTAACTGAGTTACCATATTCATCTAACCCCTGACAGAGTTATTGTACTGGGTTTCTTGAGGTTTGTCAACCCCCCTGCAACAGTCAGCATTTTCTGACAGGGGTTGACAGCCTCCTTTTTTTGTGCCATACTATCTTTGTTCAAACGCCTCCACCATGAAACTTCGCCCCCAGCAAGAGCAATCCCTCGCCGCCATGCAACGCCACCAGTTCGGGCAGATCATCGCTCCTACTGGTGCTGGCAAGACCTTGATCATGATCTTCGATGCCATGCGTCGTATGCGTGAGGCAACCACGCCACAGACTATTGTTGTCTGTGCTCCCCGTATCCTAC